ACTCCACAAACTAATTTGCCACCTGTTATTAAAATTGGTAAAAAAACATTTAAGGTAAAATAGTGCATGTCAAAAAGCATGGACTTTCCAAAAAAAAAATATGCTGAAACAGTTCAGCTAACTCAAGAATCATTACAAGGAAATATAGAGTATATTGCCGTACCAGGAATGACTGGAGAAAAAGGTGATATAGGACCACAAGGACCTCCAGGCCCAGAAGGAGCTAGAGGAGAACGTGGGATTCAAGGCAAAGAAGGAAAGCCTGGCCCAGAAGGACCACAAGGACCTAAAGGGGAACCTGGGAAAAGCAACGGTCAATCATACGAAAGCCAATCTGGTCAATATCCTGGGTGGGCTTATTACGAAAATAAAAATAAAAAACAAATACATCTTGGTCCAAATAGAGGAGATGATGGTTGGGTAACCTTATCAATAGACGAAGATCCAGAGAATAATATATTGTCATTTCTTCCAATAGGAGGAGTTTCATTGTGGAATCAGAACACTGGAAGAATTAATTTTAAACAACTAAAAGTAGGGGCAAAAGTCGACATTAGATATGACATTATTTTAAGCACGGACTCAAATAGCACAGAAGCTTGGCTAAGAACATATATTCCAAGAGTTGAATCACCAACAGGATATATAGGAATGTTAAAATATAAATATCCATATGAAATGTCATTTAATCAAACCCTTTACATAGATATGTCAAAGATTAAATCTGAGGGTGGAATTATTCAGGCAAGAACAGATAGCGAAAGTACCATTATTTTAAAGGGCATGTATATATCAGTGTCTTAGTGGTATAATATATTAGGAGGAATAATGGCATTTCCAGGAACTCATAATTTTAATTACTATCGTGGCGATACAGCAGAATTTGTTATCCAACCAAAAAACTCCAACGGAGAAGCATTTGATCTAACTGGTTACACTGCAATCTTTACAATTGCTAGCGCAAGAGGGCCTATTGGTGCAGCTCCAGCGTTTTCTTACACTGCATCCGCAGTAGTAAATGATGTAACAAACATTATAACTTGTAAAATTATTCCTTCACTAGGAAGAACTCTCCTAGCTGGAACACATGTATATGATGTTCAAATAACTAATACAACACCTGAACCAGATGTTATTTTTACACTTTTAACAGGAACAATTACAGTAACAAATGATATTACGGGTGCTGGTAGTGCCTGAAGTATTAGTGTCAACTGATAGTATAACGGTTGTAGGACCACCAAACATTATTGAAGTATTGGTTGATATTGGTTCAACTGGAACTCGTGGAAATAGATTTATTGTTGGTTCTGGAGATCCAAATTTAGCAACAGTACAGGGTGTTTTACTCTCAAACAATTTAATATTAAACGATATGTATATTAATACATCTCCAGGAGCAGATTATGGTTATCTTTATCAGTATGTAGCTGTTCCTGGCGCAAGCGACCAATGGATTCAGGTTCTCGATATGAATCCTGTCTTGTATTCTAAAACACACTTAACAACATACACTGCTGGAACAGCACAAATTAGCATTCCAATTGCAAACATTGTAACTATATCTGGAACTCCGCTTACAGCAGAAAACTTTAATATCCAATATAGTATTGCACATTCAGACCCTGTAGCATCATCTATGTCTATACCAGCACTTGCTGGGTCTGGAACAAACCTTGTAATTAATTTTAACGCAGTAGAGTATGACGGTACTAGTTGGGCAAATTTAACTGGAAATGTAACTACTCATCTATTTATATCAATAGTTGAAGGAATATAATAGTTTTAGTCACACTTTGTGATATAATTCTAGAGAGGTGAATCATGGCAAGTGAAAGCATAGGTACTTTAGTACCAACAAGAATTCCAAGTCTTGGAGACGCAGCTGATATTCAGGTTGCTCTTAGAACATATCATTATGGGTCTGAAAGTTTTAATACAGCTGAAACAAATACAGCAAACTTAGTTAGCCCATCAATTGCATATACACTTAATAGCCTAGACGTACGAATTGATGCTATTGAAGGAGGAGGATCTCTTTCAGCCTCAAGCTTTAACGCAAAAGGTGATTTACTTTCAGCATCAGCAAATGATGTTTTATCTGTAGTAACTGTTGGAGCAAATGGAACAATCTTAACTGCAGACAGCGCAACTGCTTCTGGATTATCATGGGCCACTCCTGCTGCAGCAACTGCTATAACTACAACATCCTCTACAACAGATGCAAAAATTGCCTGGGATACTACAAACAAGCAAATTCAAGTTGGTAATGGAACAAGCCTTTTAAATTTTCAACCATTCAATGTAAATACAACTGCCAAGACTGGAGCATATACATTTGTTTTATCTGATGCTAATACGCTAGTTCAAATGAATGGTGCTTATGCTTTTACCGTTCCACTTAACGCAACTGTTGCTTATCCTATTGGAACTCAAATACACTTAATTGCACTTACAACAGGAGTTACAGTTGCTTTCACTGCTGGAATTACTTCATATGCAACCCCAGGAGCAAAAATACGTGCAGCTGGATCAATGGCAACATTAATAAAGCTAAATACAGACACTTGGGTACTTGCAGGAGACTTGATTGCATAATGCCAATTCCAGGAGTAACGAGTTCTTCAGATAATCGCCAGCCAGGAACTCCAACTATTGGAGCTGCAACTGCTGGTAATGCTAGTGTATCTGTAGCCTTTACTTCTCCAGCAAATACTGGAAAACCTAATACATCTTTAACCTATACTGCAACAACAACTCCAAATTCAATTACAGGAACTAGTTCTACATCTCCAATTACTATTTCTGGTTTGTCTAATGGTACTTCTTATACCGCAGTTGTTAAATTAAATAATACCGTTCAAGATTCTCTAAGTTCTGCTGCTAGTAATTCATTTACTCCAGTAGCTCCAGGACCGTTCTTCCCGCCATTCTTCCCGCCATTCTTCCCGCCATTCTTCCCACCATTCTTCCCACCATTCTTCCCGTTCTTCCCGTTCTTCCCACCTTACTTTGCCCCTGCTCCAACAATTACCAATCTTTCAATTGTCCCATCCTATAATGGAGGATTCTTAAGTTGGGATTCTACTCTTCAAGCTTCATACATGATTACAACTTCACCTTTCTCAAACCTTAATGGATCCACTGGAAATACAGCTAAATCAAGAACAATGACTGGTGGAGTTCAGTTAACAGAATACACTGTTACAGTAACTGTTTACGCAGGGGCAAGCCAAACTAATACTAGCGCATTTGCTCAAATAATCTTTACAACTACCGAAGCTCCCTAATAATCAATTATTTTAAGGTGCATAAAATAAAAAACCCCTACTTTTTACAGTAGAGGTTCTTTATTACCTAAAGTTTTATTTAGGAAATTTCTGCATCCAAGCCTTAGTCTTTGGCGTAATACCTTTCCAAGAAGACCAGTCATTTCCCCCGTTGGACATATAGTATGCAATCTCCGCATTTTTTACGGGATTGAATAACTCAGCATTTGTATCTAGATCAAACTTATCTCTACGATCAGGACCTAGATTGTCGATCATGTTAATTTGAAACATCCCATAAGAGGAGTCTCCAGTCTTATGATTGCCATTGTATGCCAATGGACGACCATTAGATTCTTTTTTAGCAATAGCCCAAGCTACTACTAAATCCTTACCCTCAAACCCCACAAGGGATAGAAGTTGCTTTAGTTCTTTATCTGTTAAGTGTGTTCTGTTTTCAAATTTAGCTAACATTTTTGCCTTAGAAACAACAAATGCCTCCTTGTCGGAGGCAGGATCTTCTACAGATTTATTTATTAGTAAATTATTTTCAGTACTTGATGCATTAGCAGAGTTACTAAAAGGTGCAATAACACCAACTAATGCTAGGATTCCAATCCAAGCTTGCTTGTCTCTTCTCATAATAATAACCTCCTAGAGAACAAATGCTACCTGTTGGTAGCATGTATTAAGTATAACATAAAATTGACCTCAAAAGCAAACTTTAGGTAACATTTTTATAACTTTTCAATAACTTTCTTAGGAAGTGGTATAATAATAAGATTATGGCTGAAACTACAATCTATGATCTTCCTTATCCCGTTGCAAGCGACCCAGTTGATATTGTGGGAGATATTCAGTCTTTGGCTGAGCGTATTGAAGTAGTTATTACTGAATTTGCAGCTGAGTCAAACGTAACAATTGAAGTTACAAATAGTTCAGGGGCTACAATATCAAAAGGAGATCCAGTATATTTAACTGGACATTCTGGAACTAAACCACAAGTAACTAAACTAACTAACACAATGAATTATCCTATGTTAGGTTTGGCTAAAGATACTTTTGCTACAGCAACTGATGGCATAGTTGTTATTTCTGGTATTTTTAGTAATGTTGCCACATCTTCTTATTCCGTTGGAAATATTCTTTACACTGGAACTTCTGGGGGATTAACAGCAACTCAACCAGCAACTGGAGGAACAGCAGTAGGAGTTGTAGCAAAATCACACGCAACTACTGGTGTTATAATTGTTGGTAAACCAACAGGTAATGGATCTTGGGCAGCATTGAAAGCAGGGTTAGCATAATGGTAAGCTATAGAAATAAAGATGAGAGTGCATTAACATCAGTTAAAGCCCCAACAACATATAATTTAGGAAATAGACCACCATTAATTAATTGGACTATTGTTACTGGAGATAGTGCAGCATTTAGAATTTATGTACAAGATGATTTAGGTGATCCTATTGATGTTGACTTATGGACAATTAGATCTCAATTTAGAAGATACTCTGATAATGTTGGAGACGATCTATTATTTACATTAACACCAACTCCATCAGATCTTGACGGGCCTGGAGAATTTACATTATCTTTGACACCAGCACAATCTAAACAATTATTAACTGCAGATGTATTTGATGTTCAACTATCAGATGCTACCAGAGTTTGGACGGTATGCCAAGGAGAAATGGTTATGATTGGCGAAGTTACAGATCAAGAGTCATAACAAATGGCTAAAGCAAAAGTTATAGATGTAAACCATTATTCAAAAGTTGTATTTGATATAAAACCTAAAGCTTCAAAAGCAAGAAATACTGGTTATTATAAAAAAGTTCAAGTAAAAGAAACTTTACCTTTTAAATTACGAATTACAAATATTGGAATAGATGGGGTAAACCCATTAGCTCCGCCTGGAATTGGTGTTCAAATTATTGGTTTTTCTAACTATATTATCTAATATAAATATGATATAATCAGCATATGGCTAAAATATCAATTGCAAGTGTAAAGGCTTTATTCCAAACTGGAGATCGTCCAAGTCAAACAAATTACGAAGACTTGATTGACAGTGCTTCTGCTCGTTCTACTGACCTTGGTTCAGATGGCAACAATGAGTCTACAATTAATGGTATTGAAAATACTACAATTTTTGATAACTTTTTAGCAAGCGAGTGGAGATCAGTAAAATACATGATCTCAATTAAAAAGACTTCTGGCGGTGCAAATAAATATTGGGCCACAGAATTAACCATAGTCCCTGATGCTACAGATGTAAATATCAGCGAGTATGGGACAGTAGATAATGATGGGAATATTGGCACCATCTCCGTATCTAGAGCAGGCGATACAGTTTCACTTTCTGTAGTACCTGTGGGTGGACAAACCCCGATAACCTTACGCTACTTGCGTATTGGGTTAAAGGCCTAATTAAGGAGATAAAATGGCAACAGTAACAAAAGACTTTAGAGTAAAGGCGGGACTGGTTGTTGAGGGATCAACAGCGACCGTTAATGGAAAAAACATTATCACAGCAGGTGTCGTTGATGCTAAGGGTGATTTAATTGTAGGTAGTGCAGATGATGCAGTAGCTCGTTTAGGTGTTGGCACAAATGGTCAAGTACTTACAGCAGCATCAGGTGCAACATATGGTGTTGAGTGGGCAGCCCCAGCAGCAGTTGGTGTCTTTGCTTCTTCAATTTCATTTGAAGGTTCTACAGCAGATGATTATGAAACAACTGTTGCAGTAACTGATCCAACAGCAGACCGTACGATTACATTCCCAGATGCAACTGGTACAGTAGCGCTTACTTCAGATGTTACAACACACGCAAACCTTACAGAAGCACACGGTGCAACTGGTGCGGTAGTTGGAACAACTAATACACAAACACTTACCAACAAGACACTAACATCACCAAAGGTAAATGAAGATGTTGTTATGTCAGCAACTTCTACAGAACTTAACATTCTTGATGGTGCAACACTTTCAACTACAGAGCTTAACTATGTAGATGGCGTAACATCATCAATTCAAACTCAACTTGGAACTAAGGCTGCTTCTTCAGACCTTACAACTCACACAGGAGCAACAGAAGCACACGGTGCTACTGGCGCAGTAGTTGGAACAACAAACACTCAGACTCTTACAAATAAGACTCTTACAAGTCCAACACTTACAACACCAGCACTTGGCGTGGCTACTGCTGACTCTATTAATGGTACAAGCATTCCAAACACAAAGACACTTGTTGTAACAACAGATAAATTAAACGTACTTGCATCAACATCATCTTCAGAACTTGCTGGAATCATCTCTGATGAAACTGGTACTGGAGCACTTGTTTTTGCTAATACCCCAACACTTGTAACACCAAACATTGGTGCAGCAACTGGTACATCTTTGGTTCTTTCAGGGG